AAAGGCGATCACGTTGCTGCTCATCGCCTGCAAATTGACCTGCTGATTGGCGGTCAACATCTGCTGAAACTGCGCCTTCAGATCATAGGCCGCCTGCTCGCCATCCGCCAGACGCTGCAAACGGTCTGCGGTCGCCTGAGCCTCAATCTCAGCGATTTTATCGGCGGCACGTTTTGCAGCGGCAACCCGCTTTTCATGCTGCTGCGCCGCCCGCTCGCTGATCGCCGTGGCTTTGGCCAATTTCGTTTGCGCCTGTTTCTCTTCGGTTTTCGTTAACCATGCGTCATAGGATGCTTCCAGTGCTTTGACTTTTGCGGAGCCTTCGCCCTGTGTTGCCACGAGGTTGCGCCATGTTGCTTTGTATCGGTTACGGGTGCGCGTGAATGCATCTTCATAGGCCATATCGAGCTGATGCGCCATGGCTGCGGCATCCTTGATTGCAGTGGCATTTTCAGCGGCATTGACTGCTGAACCCACACGGCTCTTTTTCGCCATAGGGGCATCTGCGGTAGGGCTTGCAGAGGGCGCAGGAGATAACAGCGCGTCGCGCCGCTTAACAAGCGATTGGAGTTGCTTTTCAAGCTCGCCAATCTGCCGATATGTTTCGACGCTCGCATCGCGTGCGACTGTGCCGAAGATTTGCTCGGTGATGCTCTTTTGATGCGGCTTGAGGCTCGCATTGAGGGCTTTGATCTTCTTTTCTGTATCGTTGATCTGGATCGCCAAGGCGGACTGTTCGGGCGCATTGGCCATGACATTGATGAAGGTGGTGATGCCCTCGATGCCGTTTTTTTCCATCTTCACAAACCACGCCATGGCATCGCCTGCGCCGTTGTCAAAAATCGATGCCGTTAAACTGTCAAAGGCGTTGCTCAGGCGGTTGGTCTCCTGCCTCAGGTTGCCTGTGGCGCTGGCGGCCGCCTTGCCGAACTTGCTTTGCATCTCCGCCGCCAGCCGTGGCAGAAGATCAGAGGCGAGAAGCTCACCATTATCCAACATTTTGCCCAACTCACGCGTGGTGACGCCCATGGCTTTGGCTGCCATACCGAAAGCCCCAGGGATGCGTTCGCCCAACTGCCCTTTCAGCTCTTCTGCACTGACGGTGCCTTTGGAGACCATTTGCTCGAGGGCTTTGAGTGCGCCACTGGTGTCATCGGCGGATAAGCCCATGGCGGAGGCAGCTGTGGCGACCCCTTCAAAAACCTTGCGCGTTTTTTCGCCCTCCAGTGTGGTGCCCTTGGTGGCTGCCATAAATGATGCGTAGGCATCGCCTGTGGCACGCATATTCAGGCCAAGCTGATCGGCAACACCGGCAATATAGCTAAGCTCTTGCGCCACGTGCGGCGTGGATACCGAAAGTTTGCTGTTGAGGGCTTGCAGCTGCATGCCTGATTGCGCAATGGCTTGAAGGCCACTTGAAACGGCTTTAAAGCCCTGAAAATAGAGCACCACATCCTGCAAGGTGCGCATCTGTCGACTGATGGATGCCACGCCCTGCTCTGTTTTTACAAAGGCAGCCGAAGCTTTCCGGCTGGAGCTTTCAGCGGCATGCATGCCATCACGCATCTGCTTGCCTGCATCCGCGCCTGATTTGCCCAGCTGATCAATGGTGGCTTTGGCTTTTTTTACCCCGGCTTCAAGATTTTTACCATCGGCTTGCAGCTTGAGGGATAGCTTCATATCGCTGTTCATGTTATACTCACAGTGATGCTGCCGACCTGGCAGGAGCGCGACTGGCAGCGTTTTGACTGATGATTACATCTGAGCATCCAGCACCTCCATCTCCATGATCTGTACGCCTTCAAAACAGGCTTTTTTATCCACCACCTCATACAACTGCATGAGGGCGTGCAGCTCGCTATAGATCAGCCCGATGCGTTGGGTTTCATGCCAGCGCCACTGCGTCCCTAAAGCGGCAAACAGGTGCACGGCCTGCCAATTCTCCGGCAGCACGGCGAAGGGCTCATCTTTCACGCCACGCTTCGGCTCAAGCTTTGATGCACCACCTGCCAGCATGGCCGCATCATCATCATCCAACGTGCCTGCCCCGCCCTTGAGCCAGAAGCGGGCGGCCTGCTTCAGTTTTTTCTTGCGACTTCCCGNAGGGATGCATACCAGGCTTCCACAATACGCGGNCGCACAGGNTGAATATCGCAGACCAGNCGGCGGTTGCCTTCGTTAAACGGCACATCCATCCCTTCGGCATCCTTGATCCCCTGCCAGCCCACCAGCACCTCCTGCACGATGGCATCATCCGTCGCCTCTTCTTTGCCGATTTCATCCGCCAAGCGATCAATATCGCTCTGAGGCAATCGCTTGAAAATGGCGGTGAAGGTCGAAGACACCGAGGTGCCGCTATCGTTCAGCAGGGTGATCTGCACGGGGTATTTATATGTTTTGGAGACATCGAGCTTGAACATCAGCGCACCACCAGAGAGATTTCATTGTTGCCACTGCCTGTGCGCAGGGCTTTGACGGGGATCGAGAGATAGGCAACGCCGTTATTTTCATTGATGGCGATCTTGCCAATTTGCGTGTTGGGCGTGCTGATCTCGACGATATTGCCGGCCGTGTGGCCATGGATGAGCGACATCGCCCCTTTGCCACCGTTGATAGAAGCATTCCAGTAGTTGAAAGACGCCACGGCAGGCTCTTCCACCACCACCGTGCCGGTGATGTTGCGGTTCATGATGGCGACATTCTCCACTTCATTGACCCGATCCCGATACTGCACATCGTTACCCCCCGCAAGATCAAGTGATTGCATAACGGCGTTGTAGCCATGCAGCGAAAAGGTCGGTGTGTTGACTGAATCAACGATCAGCGGCTGCACATACGTTGGCAGGGTGACGGCCGGAAGCGGCATATCGCTGACCGGATGATAGTTGCCAAGCATTTTGAAGTTGATCAGAGGCTCACCCTTGCTGCCGATTTTCAATGACCATTCACCCCGTGCACCGGTGATGGCGTGCAGCACCCCATCGCGATAACAGTAGAGCGTCAGGCTCTCAAAGGTCGCCGATACAGGGTTATAGGTGACGCTCACCCCGGGGGTGATGGTGGCGGCAAAACCACAACCACGCAGCAACGCATGATAAGCGGGGGTGGAGCCTGCTGCGCCTGCACCGGTCAAATCAATATCAAAGGTGACCGTGGCATTTAAGCCCGCCATGGGCAGATCTTCATAGCCGCCCATGGAGGCTGCAATATGGGTACGGGTGACGGTTGAGCCTTCCAGCGGCGTCAATGAAAAATTGCGTGCCAGAAGTGCATCGGCGGCACCAGTCGGCGCGGCATCGACGCCATAGGCCGTCTCAATTTTAGCCAGTAGGACTTTTTTACTTGCGCGAATCATGGTTTATCTCCTTGGCTTGGCCTTTCTTTTTCTCCGCTGGCGATGGCTGCTGGCGCACGGGTTTGCCTGTTTTTTTATCGACGACATAGACGCCGCCATGCTCGTGATTGTAGTGCGTCATAACGATCTCCTGTGGGTCTCGGTCATAAATTTATCCTGCCAAAAAAGGTTGCCGTTTTTGATCTGCAAGAGGGTTCCACCGGCGTGCGTGATGGCATCCCAGTTGCTGCCAGGGGCAAAGCCCATCAAGGCTTCAAGCAGTGCCACACGTAGCGGGCTCAGATCATGACTGATGGCTGCATCACCGCGTGCATCGCCATAATCACGCACAGATAACACCACGGCGAAGGAGGCTGTGATGCGCTGCTGCACGGCACTGGTGGCCAACTGATTCACGCCGCTTTTCTCTGCGAGTGGAATGATAAATGCAGCAGGGCTCACACGTGCGCCACTGGCCAGTGCCTGCTCCAGTGATGCCGCCCCTTCAATACTGCGTAGGCTCGGCATGGCCGTCTGCACACGGGCTTTCAGTGTTGCTATGCTGAGCACCTCCATGGCCATATCAGAAGCCTTTCATGCCAGTGCGATTGAAGATGCGTGGCTGGCTGCTGATGCGCACATCGAGATTGGAAGCATCGGGGGTTGGCGGCGTGGATTCGCCAAACATGGCACGCCCCGCACCGATGCTATCCAGTAACGATTTTGCCGAACTGACGCCCTCCTTGATGGATGTAGGCATATCGCCCGGACGCCTGGCATACAAAAAACCGATGGCCAGCGTGGTTGCCAGCTGTACTGCTAGCGCCGGAACCGGATCAAGCGGCACGGCATAGCGCCGCGACACACGGGCATGAATCTCCGCATCGGCTTTTGCCAGGGCGGCATCAATCACCGCCGTATCGGCAACCCCATCGCCATTCTCATCGGCAAGTTGCACAATCGTGCGCTCTTCATGCGCGCTGATCAGGTCGGCATAGCTGGCATACATGGTTATTTAGACTTTATCCGTCTTCGTGGTTTTTTTAGCCGCGTCAGCCTCATGCAGCGTGATGCCATCCACGCCTGTCAGGGCTTTGACTTCTGCGGCACTCAGCTCAAGGCGATGCTCGCCGGCGGTGAGGTGGCCATGCTTGGGGATGCTGAGGCCATTATGCGGCTGGATGGTGATGGTTCTGATACTCATGATGATTGACTCCTTAGGGATTCCCACGCGGGAGCGTGGGAACGAGTGGTTTGAGATGTCCCTGCTTATTCCCACGCCGGAGCGTGGGAACGAGGGATATACGACGGGTTTATCGGGCGTTTATTGGCCGGTTAAATGATCAATCAACGCCAGTTTTGCCGAGCCTTTCCATGTGTTGGTGGCGCCGTTGGCATCGCGATCATTGGTCAACAGCACGTTGGCGGCTTCAAAATTGCCTTCACCGACCACCAGCTTGATGCCTTTGACACCCAATGGCGTGCCATCGATGCGTTTCAGGCTGGCCATCGCCAGACGCGCCGCTTTATAAGAGACGGCAGTCAGCGGTTCACGTGAGCCATACGCCAGTTGTGGCAGGCCATAACCGACATTGACACGCGCTTCCACACCATAATGGAACAGCTTCTGCATGAATACGGCACTGCTCTGCGGATCCACCATACTGACGAAGTTATAATCCTTGCGCTTCTGGAAGATTAGCGGCTGCACAGGGCGGCTATCATCGATCAGGAACCACGCTTCGCCTGTGCCCAACACCGCAGGGCGGTTGGCATACGTGCCATCAGCCGCATCCACACCATTGACCGGGTGAGCGGTATGGAAGAATGTGACCCCATCAAAGCCCTGCCCTGTGGTGAAGCCGGCAATCAGTGCTGGCCATGTGATCTCATCGGGATGACGGGCTGAGGCATCGCCGAGGTTGGACATCAATGGATTGTAGACCCCCAGCTGATCATCTTCGATATCATTGCGGTTGACGCCGACGGTCAGCTCGAAATCCTTGTTGGGCAGGTAGTAACCATGCACCGTGAGGTTGTGGACGACTTTATCGCCCAGCCATTCACGGATGCCCGGCAACTGCCCCAACCATTTATAATCATTGGCGGATGTGTTGCTCGGCACCACCATGGCAATCGTTTGATACGATTGGGCGACCTTGTCGAAGGCGTTTTGGAATAGCGTGTTGAATGATGTTTGCGCGGCTTGCAGCGTAGCTTGATTGACAATCATGTGTGCTCCCTGAATTAACGGATTTCGACCCAAACGCCGTTGGCGTTGATGTCGATGATTTTACCGGCAACGATTGAGTTGGGTGCCACCTTTGCGACGGTGGCATCATCTTCAACCAGTGCCGTGCCGCCCAGATCCGCAACGCTCAGCGGCGAGGTGATACTGTTGGCAAAAAGAAACACACCACGGCGCATCGGCACGTTGGCCGCTCCGGCAATGCCGCCTGTGTTGTTGATGGTCTGCTCAATGCGACCCACGACCTTCAGCCCTGCTGTGGCTGAAGCGGGCAGCGCATCGCCTGCGGCATTGACAGCCCCCATACCGCCGGAAAAACAGATGACACCTGCCGCCACCGGCCGGGTGATATCATCACCGGGGCGGGTTGCCGTGTTGCGATCCTTTGTTAATGCGCCCATATCATTTCACCTCGCTTGCTTTTGATTTCAAAAAATCAGCCTGAGAAAGCCCGAGCTGAGCACAGACTGCACTCTCCTCATCACTCAAGATCGTTGCCCCATGCTGTTGGCTGTTGGCTTCCGTACCGAGCGGCACGACCGGTGCCGAATTGGCGACAAATTGGGCAAAGCCTTCGGCATCTTTGCGGCAATAATCTTTCGCCCAGTCGATGGATGCCGGGGCAATGACGCCCTTTTCTAAGGCACTATTGACTGCCAGCTCGACGCGAGCGTTTTCACGCTCAGTGCTGATGCTGTTTAGCTCGTTGCGCAGGCGATCAAATTCAGTCCGTGGCACAAAGCGCGTCATATCCTGCTGGCTGTTGGCCTCGATGGCCTGCGCTTGCTCGCTCAGCCGTGTACTGATTGCCGTGGCCATCTCCAGCAGCGTTGGGTTCTGATGGTTGGCTTCGATCTTGGCATTGCTGCGCAGTGTTGTGATCACTTTGTCCAGCTCTGTCGCCATCTCTTCGCCTGTCGCCAGTGCTGGTAAATTCAGCAGCCGGCGCAGGTGTTCAATGATTTCGTCCATGGCATTCTCCTTTGTTGTTGTGGTGGGTGGTGTTGGTGCGGGGGCAAGTTGGGCGTTGGTGACCGGGGTCAGATCGCCCAGATTGGGATAGTGGGTCAAACCGAAGCCTTTCAGCGCAAGGATGGTTTTTGTCTGTGCATTGGTGACAAAGACGGGGGATAGGTATTTATAGGCTTTTTCATGGATGGCTTGCGCGGCTTTGGGCGTCCACTGCACATCCGCCCAGATGCCATTGGCCTCCAGCACCAGCGTTTTCGGATCAATCCAACCACTGGCGGGGGCTTCGGCACCGGTGTTTTCGGCTTTTAGTGAGGCGTGAAAATAGTCCCCTGCCAATTGGGCGGGATATTGAGCGGCATGCGCCAACACGCTTTGAGTGTTGCAGCGCCATGCTCTGCCATCGACGCCGTAAACCATGCCATCATCATCCATGGGGATGAGATGCACATGCTGCACATGATTATCATCCATGCTGTTGCTCTCAACACTGCAAACGACTGAATTGATCTCAATCTTCTGCTCGGGATGGGTGGGGTTGTTGTGCGTTGCCATGGGCGAAGCTTGGCGTGCTGTCGGCGGCTGTGCGTTTTAAATATTTGCCCTTTTTTGGCTATCTTTGGCGTGAATGCGCCAACCCATCGGGACAGAGCCACTGCAACACCTGTTTCTACCCGTTTAACACCCGTTTAAAAATCATCCTAACTTTTTTCCTATACCAATACTTAGGTAAGGCAGTTAAAACGCCTTAAAAGCGATTCTACGCGCCAAGCAGATGATCGCGCACCAGCAGAGCGATGGCATCGACATCATCCGCCGATAGGCCAATAAACGGCCGCGCCGGAATATCACCCCACGGGGATTTGCCGAAGGCGTGTTGCTTGGCCCCGAACTGCTGCACGGCGGCATACTCCTGAGCCGAACCGATCTGCAAGGCATCGCTGGCTGCATCATAATAGATGCCGCTTGAAAGTGCCTTGCTCTCGCCGATCAGCGGGGCATCGCCTTTTTTTCGTGAGAGCGTGAGCACTGAGTTCTCTGCCCAGGCATTGCCATCGGGATCTTCTCCATCCGCAAAACGCTGTTTGGTGGTATAGACCAGCCGCTCACCGATACTTTGAAAAGCGGGGGTCAGATCAGCCGTGGCTGCCAGTAGCTTTGACAAAGTCGCCTGTACATCCTGATCATTGACTACAATGGTGATCATGGTCTAAACTCCTTCTTAATAAAGGCGGATG